TCGTAGCGGTCAAGTGCCGCCTCATCTTCTGCCGTCACCGACCAGACAGCCACCGGAACCTTTGCCCCAACCTTTGGTTCGATGGTAAGGTATGCTCCTGTCTGACTGCCTTTAAAAAGCAGTTCATAATCCTTAATTTCTGCTGTTCCGACAATTTGTGCCGATGGGCATCGCCTGCTCATCTGTGGAATGCTCAAGTTACTGCCATAGGCAATGTAATATCTTTTTTTCATAATGGTATCCATCCTTTCCGAAGGGGCTACCCTTCTACCACCTTAAGACCGCCAAAGCGGTCAGGGTAAGGTGGCAGGAGGCTAACTCCTGCGTTCCCTTCAAGCAATTCTGCCATTTCTAAAAGCGGTATCGCCTGCCAGCCTTTTTGTCAGGATTTCTCTTGCAGTCTTGAATTCCTCTCCAATGAAGCCAAGCCGGAGGAGCCAGGTTCTCATGGCGTATTTGGGATTCTCATTCTGCTGTGGCTTTGGGCTGGCACTCTTTACGGTTTTTGCCATCTGGCTCAGTGCCAGGCAAAGCTGAATGTAGCTTTTTAACTGTCCGGCGTGAAGTCCGTTGCGCTTTCCTTCTGCCGGAGCATCGAATTGGAAAAGCCGAAATTCGATGGTCCCTTTTGTAAAAGTCGCATGGTAGTTGAGCATATGGTAGCGGCTGTTGTTGTAGTGCTGGCTTCTGCCGCTGCTTGCACCGTTTGAGGTGTACCAGATGTCTGCAAGTGCCGCCATCGTCTTTGGCTTTTTCTTGTTGACCTGTTCTAAAAATCTTGGGTCAACCGTCCGGCAGTAGCGGTGCATTCTTCCTCTGTCGAGGTCAAGGGCATCGGCTATGAGGCTCTCGTGGCTCGCCATGATGTTGGCCAGGTTTCTCATGGTCTGTGGGGTATGCCCGTTTGCACCGATGTGGATGTGTACTCCGCATCCTCTGGTGGCATCGCTCTTGGCTCCTGCGTGGCGAAGCTGCCGGATAAGTTCCTGCAGTGTTTCAATGTCACTGTAGTGAAGAATCGGTGTGACCAATTCGCACTTTTCGCTGTCTGGCCCGGAAATACTGACATCCTTCTGGAATTTCCATTCTCTTCCGGCTGCATCCCATGCTGACCAGGTGCTGTAGCCATTCCGTCCGGCTGTATTTTCATATCTGCCTGTTCCAAAAAAGGTGGCGGCAAGCTTTGCTGCTCTTTCTCTTGCAATGCTGTTCATCTCTACTTCAACCCCGATGGTCTGCTTTTTCATTTTCTCTATCTGCTTTGTTATTTTCTCGTTCATCGAATTTTCCTCCGTTTGCGTTGTGTGTTTTCCCTTTCGGTAGTGACATATTCGCTCTATTCGGAGGATATAGCAATACGATTACTACACAATCATCTTCACGATATCTTGTGTATTTTATGGCTTATCCTTCTGTATCATTTTGCATCTGTCTTCTCCATAAACCACGTTCAGATGAGAACCGTTATCCCAACTGACCAGGATGCTTGCAGTATCATCCACACCAAGGACCGTCCCTTTGGTTCCGATAGGCGGTGCCTGTGCATCATCCATCTGCAGAAGCTCCACACGGGAGCCTGCCGGATATTTTTTGCGGACAGCGTCCACAATGTCTTTACTCGGAAACTTCATGTCTGGCACCTCCTTTGAATGCTGAAGAGCCCGTAAGGTTTCGAAGAAGCACCTTGCGCTCCATCTTGTATTCGCCACCGATAAATCCAAGGCGGAGCAGGAAGCATCGGAATGCATACTTCTCATTTTCTACTTCTTTTTCCTTGGCTACAATACGCTTCTGATTGTTCGCCATTTCACAAAGGGCAGAAATGAAATGTGTGTATGCGGTCGCATCCTCGGCTGTAACCTCCGAAAACCACGGGAAGGAAACTACTTCCTCCGTCACCTCAATCGGAAGGTTCTCCACCACCAATGCTTTGCAGATAAGTCCTGCCTTGGCTTCGACCAGTTTCTTCAAGTTCTCCAATGCAGTGTCCGTAAAGGATTCCCTTGGCATCTGTACCGTCAACTCCACACGTTCCTGCTGTGAAACACTGGCAGTTTCTTCTGAAACATTTTCTTGTGTCTCTGCCTCTTCTGTTGTTTCTGCATCTGCCGTCTCTGCATCAAATAATCCAAATGGATGTTCAAAAGTAAATCCTGCCTTTTCTAACCCTTCCAACAGCTGCTCTACCATTTCGCTGTCTGTGCAGCCATCAATGACCAACACTCCTGTTCTTGTGACTGTAAAGTTTCCAATCTCATAACTGCAGGTCGGAACCCCCAGGTACCTTGCCTCGGCTTCTGTGATTCTTGCAATTTCGGAAACCAGTCTTTTTCTCTCTGCTCCTGTTACGTTGTAATTTACTTCCATATGAAGTACCTCCTCTTCTTTCGGTACTACATATATCACTCTAAAGCCAATTTATAGCAAGTCATTTGATGTAGAATAGTAACCAATTTATTCTGTAGGAAACTGTGAGTAATACACAATACCGGACAGAACAAAATAAACGCATGGCAGTGCCACACCGTTGCCCCACATCTTATATTCAGCGGCATCCGAATGAGGATTCATCAGCCACTTTCGGATTTGCTTTTCTGTCTTCGGCTTGGTAGAATTGCCCACAATCTTTCTGTGGGTTTCAAAGACCTCGCTCCAAAAAGCGATGTCTTCTTCAGTTGGTTCTTCCACACAAAGGTCACTGCACCACCAATCCGGGAATCCCTGCAGCCTTGCACATTCCGTTGGCGTCAGCCTGCGGACAATGTACTCCGGCTCCTGATGTTCATTGACAATTGGTGGATCTTTATAATCGGTAGCCATTAAAGTATTCGCCAGTTCCTTTTTGGCAGACATGAAAAACGATGCTTTGCTGGAAGAATACGCCACCGCATGATGGTCTACTGTATTCAGCGTAAAGGAAACATCTTCATTGATGCCATCTCCCTGTGGGCCATTCTTATTGGCTCTGCCAATCATAGACCCCTGCAGTGCGACCACCGCAATACCGCCCTGGTTACAGGCAGGATTACCACCGTTTCCATCCAGGCATCTGGACGTATCCGCTTCATAGAATCCACTGTTCGGATTATCCGACTTCATGGAATTACTGTTTTTGGAGCAGATGCCATATGCTTTCGGCACGAAGAGCGTCTGGTCATTGTTGCAGGACAAGGTCGCAGATTTGTTATCCTGGATCAGTGCGCCTTTACCACCGCCCTCACATCCACTGCGGATTTTGAGGGTCTTTGGTGTTTCCAGTACGAACGGCTGTTTTATCCACGACGACCGGTTGATTGTCGCCGCCGGTCCCATAGGTTGAGGAAACCGTCTGTGCCACAGCAAGTGGTCCAGTATATCTGGCATCCTGTGAATGGTTTTCAAACACAAGCGGAGGATGATGGCTTTCTGCGCGAAGGGTGCAGGTCACATCTTCCGTCACATCCATGCGGTTGCCGCCCTGGTCATTCAGGCAGATTGTGCCTGTTTCTCCAGTGCCACCTTCAGCATGGCAGGCAGTTCCTTGCCACGAGCGGAAGCCCTCCGCAGAATACCCAGACAAGCCCTCTGACTCAAATAGTATTTTTCCGGCACTCCTGCCTGCAAAATCTGCGACAAGATAGATGCGTTTTCTGCGTTGGGGTACTCCCCAAAACTGTGCATCGAGCACTCGCCATGCAAGGGAGAATCCATCTGCCACGATTTCTCCTGCGTTTGTCCATTTTCCAGACTGAGGAACTGAAACGCTCTCGTCTTTGACCTTGCAAATTTCTTCGAGGACTGCCCGGAAGTCTTCGCCTTTGTTACTGGAGAATGCTCCGGGGACATTTTCCCATACGATGTATCTTGGATAGTTGTCATTAGTTACACACCTCATTTCTTTTATGATTCGGATTGCCTGGTAGAACAGAACGGACTGTCTGCCATCAAGGCCGGCTCTCTTTCCTGCCACCGACATATCGGTGCATGGAGAACCAAAGGTAATGATATCCACCGGAGCGATATCTGCACCGCTCACTTTAGATATGTCACCCAGGTGCTGTACCTGGGGAAAACGCTTTGTTGTAACACGGATAGGGTACGGCTCGATTTCCGATGCCCACAAAGGAGTAATGCCGGAAAGCAGTCCGCCCAATGGAAAACCCCCGGAACCATCAAAAAGGCTGCCGAGGGTAAGGTTCATTTCTTTATTCATTTTCTCCCTCCACCTCTTTTACAAGATCGGAGTACATAATCTTCTCTCCGTTTCGTTCCACATACACATCATCGGGATTACCGCCGTCCTCTACATATCTGCGGAGGATAACAGATGCATATTTTTCGTCCAGTTCCATCGTGCAGCAGATACGGTTGCTCTGCTCACACGCCATAAGGGTCGAACCACTCCCGCCGAATGTATCAATAACGATCGCATTCGCCTGGGTGGAATTGCTGATTGGATAAGCAAGAAGGTCAAGCGGCTTGGAAGTCGGATGATTCTTATTGCGTTTCGGCTTATCAAAATTCCAGATGGTTGTCTGCTTGCGGTCGGAGTACCACGGATGCTTGCCATTCTGCAAAAATCCATAAAGCACAGGTTCATGCTGCCACTGATAATCACTGCGGCCTAGCACCAGAGAATTCTTGACCCAGATACAGCATCCGGCAAGATGGAATCCGGCATCCACAAATGCCTTACGGAAATTCAGCCCTTCCGTATCCGCATGGAACACATAAGCCGCACCACCGTTTTCAAGAACCAAAGCCATATTCTGCATAGCAGATAACAGGAACTGATAGAACTCCTCGCCCTTGATGGAATCGTTCTGAATGGAAAGTCCGTCTGAACTTTGGAAGGATACACCATACGGAGGGTCCGTCAGAATCAGATTTGCTTTTCTGCCATCCATCAACTTTGATACGTCATCAGAGGCGGTCGCATCACCACACATAAGTCGGTGTCTTCCAACCGTCCACACATCTCCCTTTTCCACAAAAGCTGCTTTCTCCAAAGCTGCGGACAGATCATAATCATCGTCCTGGACTTCCTTATCATTTCCATCCTTGAACAGGTCTGCAATCTCATCTGCTTCAAATCCAGTAAGAGAAATGTCAAAGTCCTCTCCCTGAAGGGATTCGATTTCGATACGCAAAAGCTCCTCATCCCATCCGGCGTCCTGAGCGAATCGGTTGTCTGCAATGATGTAAGCCTTTTTCTGTGCTTCGGTAAGATAATCCACCAGGACACAGGGTACTTCATCAATGCCTTCCTCTTTCGCTGCAAGCACTCTGCCGTGTCCGG